CATTCGCTGCAAATTCAATGAATACTTTGACGAACAATTGTCGAACGATAAGGGAATTGAGATATCATATTGGAATCTAAGTGGCGGCGAAAGACGAACTGTCGATTTAGCATGCGCTTGGGCATTCAAAGATTTGAAACGCAAAATTTCTGGAGTTTCATCGAATGTTGAATTTTTCGACGAATATCTCGACTCGACACTTGACTCAACTGGTATTGATAAATTGATCGAACAAATCAAATGCCGAATCGACAAATATAATTTGTCTGTATACGTCATCTCGCATCGTATTGAGACTAACAAACATGTTACAGGTGAAATAGTTGAATTGGTTAAAGAAAATGGTATAACCAGACGAATAGCTTGACAAAATAGATTGTAGAAATATATAATATCATGTTTCTACAATCTCCTTTTGCAGCATCGCCGTTCGTATCACCATTTCCACAAAATGGAATACAAATTTCTCAGCCTATTAAACCTGTTGAAAAAGGCAATACTTATTTGAATTTTTTAGCTGACCGACAAGGGTGTGGTCAATGGCGAATCGGATGGGCTGAACATCATATCAATATGTCAAATATGGGCGAATCTACGTCCGTGACGAAAATGATTTTTGATAAAGGATGGTATCGTGATATTAAAACCATCAAATTGCAGCGTCAGGCATCTACAATGCAAAAAGAATTTTTCCAATTTCTTAAAAGTATTCAAGAAGAAATGGGATTCAAAATAATTTACGAAGTTGATGATGTCGTCTTTTACGAAGAAATACCCGACTATAATATTTTTAAAGAATCATTTGCCAATGACGAGGTAAGACAAAATTGTGTTGATATGATTAGAATGGCTGATGAAGTTACTGTCACGTGTAAATACATGCGAGATTTATTCATCGAGAAAACTGGACAATTTAAAACTTCAGTAGTTCCAAATTTCCCACCTGAATGGTGGATCGGACATCAATATGATTATAACAAGATCGTCCACACTCACACAAAACACAAAAATCGACCAAGAATTTTATATTCTGGTTCAGGTGCTCACTTCGATGTTAAAAATATCACCAACCAGCAGGACGATTTTTCACACGTGATAAAATTTATAGTTGATAATCGATATAAATATCAATTTATTTTCATCGGTTCTTACCCACCACCTCTACATAAATATATCGAAAATAAAGAAATTGAATTTTATCCATGGCAAACATTGATGAACTACCCAACATTTATTTCGTCTTTGAATGTTCAGATGATGTTGGCTCCTTTGATGGATATACCTTTCAACAGGTCAAAATCTGATATTAAATATATCGAAGGTGCTTGTTTGGGTATTCCTTGTATGTGTCAAGACATGGTGACATATCAGGATGCTCCAGATTTCCTCAAATTTAAAGATTCGGAAGACTTGGCAGTAAAGACTGAATATCTCTTAAACTGGAAAAATAGTAAAAAATATTATCAACTTGTAAAAGAATTGAGAAAATTGGGAGAAACTAGATTTTTAGAAAGACCCGAGAATATCGGCGCATTCATGGAGGCACTGAATACTCCTCATGGCGATCTCAGTAGAAAATATTTGAGACCTTGGAATGATTAATTTCTAGTGACCTCGGAATATTGAGCTAGAGTTGGTCGAAGGCGTTCAAACATCGCTTTTAAATTGTCATACGGTGTCTTATTCGAAGGATTTTCGAAAAATTTCTCTCTGTTGTTTTGATAATAAGCTATTGTTCCTTTTAAATATTTTTCAATATATGATGAAATTTCATTCATTTCAGCTTTCATCTTTTCGGTCAAAGCGTCATAATTATCGTATGATGATTGAAAATCCATACTTTCATAAATCTTGCTCAAATCTTCGAAATAATTATCCATAACATTATTTATCTTAAATGATGACTTTTTAAAACATGTGGTAAATAAGGTCGATTACCATTTATCGGCTTATCTCTTCCCAGTCCATTGAGCCATAAACGTCATCTCCATTGTCTCTACTAGCAACAGCTAGAGTAAGTTCAAATGCTGCACCAGTAAATGAATTTCTTTCCAATTGGAATTTAAACAAGGCTTCTTTCAAGATATCTGTGGTAATGGTCGTTGAATTACTGGAAGTTAAAAAGCCAGACGCTAATACTCGTCCACCTGTTATACTAGTTGCATCAAGTTTATATTCAACACCTGAGTTATCACCTGCAGAAACCCAACCAGCGCCACCTGCTGTTACACCACTAGCAATAACACGCCAGTTATATACACCCGTTCCAACACCCATTATAGATAACGCTGTTAAAATAACAATAGCATCTAATCTAGTGGACTTTAAACGTATTGTAACAACGGGTATATACGCACTAGCATTACCAAGATCTCTCGGATTTTCAATATCTGTACCAACTGCTTGTTGCAAACCTCTAAGTTCGTAACCACCTTCAGAAATAACTGAACTGCAAACTTGCTTCAATTTACTCGGACCTGAAGTTGCAGCTTTATTCTCAATTTCATATCTAAGAGGTAATGATGCAGTTGTAATGTATGTTGAATCAATTAAGTTAGCGTGGTGGAAGTAATGACAAGGTACAAACCGACCATTGATAACAAATCCCATTCTCACAGTACCCAATCCAAGCCATTCGATATCCGCCCATAGAATTTGAGCTTTTGTTATATCGAGAGTGAGCCCAGATGGCCCTGAACCATCCAAGCGATCTATATTCCATTGTGATTGCGAGATACGGCTCTCCACAAGTGAACCAGTTGTAATACTACGCTCAACCATGGATAATGTACTGCCATCTAATTCCAAGTAGACTCCATTATCAACACCAAAATAACCGACACGTTGTCTCAGATTTGTTTTAGCTTGGTTGAATGTAAATGTATTTAAAACTTGTAAACTCTTACCAGGTTGATAAGAAAATACTTTTGTAGTTTCACGATAGACTTTAGAACCGCTTAGAGCATCAACCTTTAACTCTACAAGACCTTGTGTTTGAACAAATTGAGAGGAAGCAGAGGTTGTCGTAGTTCCACCTGTAAGTGTTGACCAAAGGCTGTTATCTGCATATCTATGCGATGAGTCGAAAAGAGTTAAGGGGCTCGATGTTCTTGTTCTACCGAATGCATCACTAGCCATATTGAAATTACCCGTATAGTTGGTAGCAGTATCATCGATATTTTTTACTAAAACTGCATATTTTGGATATTCAATTATTCGAACAGGACCAAAAGATGGATCTGTTATTGCCGATGTTGCTGGAAATCTAGCATCATTTACGATTTCAACAAATTTTCCGCTTTCGGTATTTGCAGCATTTGTCCACACTTTGGTATTGATTGGCATATTTATATTTAATCATCTAATGAAATTAATATAATATTGACTTCTGCATTTTATGATTTACAATTTTTCTATGTATAGAAATTGTGTTTACAACAACCGCGAGAAAAAGGTATTTCTCTGGACGTGGAACGATAGAGGTGAGAGAGTAAAGGAGGAATGGGATTTCAAACCATACATCCTCTTGGAAGATAAGAACGGTGATGAAAAATCTATTTACGGCACTAAACTAAAAAAGAAAGAATTTGATTCTGGATATGATAGAAATCAATTCATAAAGGATAGCAACATCAAAAAAATTTATGAGAATCTACCACCCTATCAGCAATATCTGATTGATAACTACTGGTCGATTTGCGAAAACGATGAGTTTTCACAATATCCATTAAAAGTCGCTTATTTAGATTTGGAAAACCCGAAAGCCGATGGTTTTCCAGACCCCGAATTAGCAGATTCTGTCATTAATTTGATCACTTGTTATGATTCATTCAGCAAAATCTATCATGTATTTGGTTTGAAAAATTTCCATACGACGAGAGATGATGTGAAATATTATTGGTGTAAATCCGAACACGATTTGTTAAAATCTTTTATCAAATTCTTCAGAAAAGAAGAGTTCGATGTCATCACATCATGGAACGGTGCAGCATATGATATACCTACATTGGTGAACCGTATCACATTTGAATTGGGTAAAGAATGGGCTGACAAATTATCACCAATTGGTAGGATTTATGAAAAGACAAATCCTACAGGTAAATTTGGTATGCCTACAAAAGAATATGTCATCGAGGGTATTTCGTCGTTGGACTACTATGTAATATATCAGAAATTTAATCTGGAAAAACAAGAGTCGTATAAACTCGATCATATCGGAGAGGTAGAACTCGGCATTAACAAAATCCAACACGAAGGTAATTTGTGGGAACTTTCCAAAAACGATTGGTATACTTACACCAACTACAACATACGAGACGTTGAAATTTTGGTGAAACTGGAAGAGAAAAAGGGTTACATTTCACTATTACGTTTCCTCGCATACACAGGATTGTGTGATTTAGAAAATGCTATCAAGACCGTCCCTCCTATGAATGGAGCTATCGCCATACGTGCGCGTATGCGTGGGGAGTATATTCCCACTTTCATACGTCCAGTCACTGACTACAAAGCACCAGGTGGATACGTAGCGGAACCACGTATTGGATTTGCTGAAGATATTGTATCATTCGATGCTAATTCACTATACCCATCTGTAATGATATCTTTGAATTTATCACCAGAGACTAAAATAGGTAGGGTTGAAAAAATTAATGATATTATCAAAATTCATCATGTATCAGGTCGAATTTTTGAGATGTCTTCGGATAATTTTAAGAAATATATCGCCGAAGAAAAAGCATCATTAACAAAAGCTGGTTTCTTATTCTCACAGAAAAAAGTTGGATTGGTTCCCGAATTCTTGGATAATCTTTACACCAAACGTAAAGAAATGAAGGGTAAAATGTTGGATTGTCGAAAAAAAGGCGATAAAGAGGGTGAACAAAAATTCGATACCATTCAGTATGCCTATAAAATTCACCTTAATTCTTTATATGGTTACATGTTAAACAAATATGCTCCCATGGGTGATGAAGACATAGGAACATCTGTTACTCTGACTGGTCAAGCTGTAATCAAAAAGAGTAATGAGTTATTTTTGGAATATATGACTCAAAAGTTGGACACCACTGTCGATATTGAAAAATCATTGATTTATAATGATACTGATGCTCTTTATGTATCATTGAGCATGTTGAAAGCTAAAGGTTTGGTGTTGAAAGATGGTGATAAGGTATCGACAGAATTTTACAAGGAGTGTCAGGATATTGAAAATCATATCAATAGCGGTATTAACAAATGGGCTATCAAGAGTTTGAGAAGTAATGACCCTAGATTTGTATTCAAACGTGAATCCATTTGTGACCGTGGTATCTTCATTGGTAAGAAATATTATGTCCTACACACCCTTGACGAAGAAGGTGTTGTTACTGATAAATTCAAATATAAAGGCGTTGATGTTGTTAAAACTACTATGCCTAAAAAAGTCAAACCATATGTCAAGAAAGTCATTGAGCATATGATTCTGTCAAAATCGTTGAAAGAAACAAACGACATCTTCAATGAAGCATATGAAGCATTTAAAAATTTATCAATTGAGGAAATATCCAAAATATCTGGTATGAATAACTATGCCGAATATTCTGCGAGATGTAATGGTATGACAACCTGTAAAGGTATGCCATCTCATTTGAAAGCGGCATACTATCACGATTTAATTTTAGACCAAGTTGGATTGGCATCGAAATATGATAAATTTAAAACTGGTGATAAGGTTCGAATTGTGTATGTCAAAAAGCCCAATCGTTATGATATTGATATGATAGGATTTAAAGACCGATGGATATCAGAATATGATAATATTTTTAAGGTGGATTATGAAAAGATGTTTGGTAAAATATTCTATGCCGCCATCGAAAGATTTTATAATGCTGTAGGATGGACATTGCGAAAACCTACTGAAAACTTAGTAGCGGAAATCGAAGATATTTTCGGAGAATAATAAAACCGTGATAAATAGTTGTATGGAATTTACAAATTTATTTGAAAAACTTATGACAAAACTTACGGATACTATGTTCCCTACTTTTGTTAAAAAAAGAGCAGACGGTGCTAAAAAAATAGAAGATGCTGCTAGAAGTAAAGGAATGTATGCAATCCTCACTGCATATCATTTTGCAGGTAAAGTCAAACCTTATGCTGATGCTTTAAAGAAAGCTGAAAAAGAAGATAAAGAATCTCACTTTAAAGCCAAGTATGAGGAAGCTTATGACAAACTTAAAGATTTAGATTCTCTTTCACAAAAAGATTTTCAAATGATTACGGGAACTTTGGAAGCATACGGTGAAGTTTACATTCAAGCAAATAAACCAAAAGATTATTCAAAATAAATAAAAAAAAATATTTGAGATAAATATATATATGACAAACAACGATATTAAACTTTTGGCAGAAGCTTATAATCAAATCCTTAATGAAGGGTTTTTTGATATGTTTAAAAGAAAAAAACCAGCACCTGCTTCAGCACCTGCTTCAGCATCAGCACCAGCATCAGCACCAGCTGCCAGTTCCGCAGAATCTGGGGGCAACTACCCTATTGTCCAGCCTGATATGATACGATTAGACAGGATTTATCCAAATCGTGGTGATTATGAATTTTATGAACTTTCTATAGGTAATATAGATGCTGGTGGTATAGCTGTTAACGGTAATAACGTTCTATTTAGAAATACTGATAGGCAGAAGGCATTAAGTCCAGATTTTAATTATCCTGAAACTCCAGATGGGTTTTACAAAAAACCTCTTACACCATATAATGGCAAACAATTTAGAGGTGGTGTTGAAGGGTTTAAGAAAGAATTGCTTAAAATATTAAACACAGACGAGATGGTGTCTTATGAGCAGCAATTTAGTGCTGATAAAAGAAAGGAAAGAGATGCAAATTTCGCTCGTCAACAAGCTAGAGCACAAAAATTTTACGATTCGCGTAGATAATTTTACTATATAATGGAAGTATTACCGTTTTCAGTATTATTCGCGTATACTTAATAAATAAGATGCATGACAAATAAAGATATCGCACTTTTAGCTGAAGCTTATGAAGCAATTTGTGAGATGTCTAGTGTCTCAGAGAGTAAAATACTTTTTGAAAAAAAGTTCCAAACGACAACACTAATGTATCATGGTACATCATCTACATTTTTAAGATCAATATTAAAGAACGGTCTAGACCCTAATCCTAAACAAAAAAGTTGGGATTTGGGGGGATCGATGTCTTCG